GTCTCCTGCGCGCATTCCCTGGAGCGCACCTCCGTCCTTGCAAACCTACCTCAAGCCCTAATCCAGCTTTCGCTAACCCTGTCTCCTAAGAGAGGGGGCGCTAGTTGGGGGCCGGTCACTTGGTAACCCAAGATCAAATTTTGGTCGCATGTGCGTAACACTGGCGGAGAGAATCCACTCTCTTCGATCATGGGCCCTTAAGGCCTAGTTTACACATTAATCGACATTCATTATTGCTCTGGTTGCTAGGGCAGCAGGAGGTCCCCCAACATACGCAGCTACTGCTGTTAGTGTGTTGGAAGCCATATTCTCTACTGCCTCCAAAGCGTACCTCTTGACAACGTTGACTACTCTATCACCAGCCGTCTTAAAGAAAGAAGGTAGGATGTTATCAACATCGGTGGCCACTTGGACCACCATAACTGTTTCATCTTTAAGTGGACGTGGGACTGAAAGCCTGCCGCCAAAGAAGTCTGCTAGGTCGAAAGTAAACTCGTAATTAATATAGAAACGGACGGTCAATAACGGTACGTTATTTGCGCCCCTAGCTCCTATGAACAGACCGGTTCTCTTATAATTTGCTAAAGTAGCATCATATGTGAGATTCGGAGTTGCAAAATCATAAGCATCCTCAGTCAAAGGACGAGAAATCCATGATCCTGAAACCGCACGGTCCGTCATACCCTCCTTAGGAAAGTAACCAAATTCATTAACGATTATGTTAGTTGAATTTGGATTATAGGCTACCAAATCTTCAATCTCATGAAAGAAGGTTGAGCCTCCTACGGAGGTCATAGAGCTAGCATTATCCCATGTTGCACCTGCAGACACGATTCTAGCTTGTTTAAAGTTTGGAATCATATTGCCGTATACCGCTGAACCCTGAGTCAAATTAGAGTTACTTGCAATATACGCCTGTCCTGCTGTAGAATAAGAAAACTTATCTATAGTTGGAAAGAAGATGCAACACGCATAAGGTGTACTAACACTAGAAAGCGATGTTTCAAAGGTTACCCTCTGAGTGATCGTATGCTGGGTGCCAACTGACGTCCACTTTGCATTAGCAGATGCTGGGCAAAATGGGTCAGTGACTGCACAAACGCCCTCCAAAAGTCTATTAAGGTCCTTACGGTTTCCCTTAGCAGGCTTCTGTCGTGGGTTCTGCCGAGTCATTTGTGTCTTGGCAGAATTCGTAACAGCATTCGATTTCGCTTTATTGTTTCTCTTTCGATTAGTCATAATGTGTATTTTCTTGTATTCTTTACTCTTACGATGAGTGGCAAGAGTAACCACCACAAGCCGGTGGGGTGCTTAGGGCACCAAACCATCAGTTCAGTTAGTTGAAATCAATTCTGTCCACGAAAGTGCAGACATCATTGAATTCACTATTATACCGCATCTCACCTATCGTCTGATTAGCGTCACTGAGACACGTTTTCTTAGATAAGATACCATAGATGGCTTTAGGCCAAGATGTAAGGCTAGCTAATCCTGTTCTAAAGGAATAGAGATGTGAACAAAACTCAAAAGAGTCTCCATCACAAACCGCTACATCTCGAAGTCTAAAACCGAGACGTTCGGCAGCCAATTGATATGCCTTGGGATCTGTAACCCCAAAGCATAAACCATCGTCTCCATTAGCAGTGGAGAAGACGTCTGGTTGCTTACTATCTATCGAGATACAATACGTATATAGGTTTCTGAGAACAGTGTTCTTCTCACTAGTACGAGCCGATCCAGAATTTAACATTCCAGGATGGGTACGTGAGTAAACAGTGTCACCCACTACAGAACATCCATAAGCACACTTATATGCCCAACGTCTATTGCAACGGTTCCATAGAGATAAACTACCACCATCTGATTTGTGGATATTTTCATCTACGGCACACGTAGCTAAGAGCGTTTGTGGAGTATGTAATGAGTCAAAACCCGACATATCATCACTTATGAGACTACCAAATTCTCGTCTTTTATTTTCGACAAAATTTGCAAACTCTTTCATGTGAGAGTCGGTGAAACCTATACCAACTGAACTACCGTTCACATAGATTGAGCCCGGTAAGCGTTTAATCTCACTGGACTCCTTAGAGAGGACGCGCTCAATAAGTTGGTCTGGAAGGGAGACACCAGATATTATTCTGTAAGCTTTGTCTTTAAGTTTCCTGGCAGGATGTGGTTCATTCTTGTTGAACACATACGCGGGATCGACTAAGCCTAGTTCTACCATTCCACCATCAATCTTAGCAATTGACTCAATGTCTAAGTCAGTGGAATCTAAATAGATTCGCACGAGTGCAACTTCTATTATTTCATTCCGCCTGCTTCTTAGTGCAGCTTCATTACTACCATACTCTACGTTTAAAGGGTAACCAGGATTTGCATCCGGTTTAACTTTACAACTAGCAGATAGTAGTTTCTTATACAGTTCGTCATATACAAATTCATGATCCAAAGGACCAGAAATATATATGTCCCCACTGGCAGAAGAGACCTTTGAAACAGCAGCATTGAGCAACTGCTCATCTAACGGTTTTATTCGACTACGACCACAGTGATGCCTTAACGCAGCTAAAGTCGCTTTCACTCCGCTAGGAGGGTAAGCGTAGGACATTACCTCCTCCATTACGTCGCAGGTAAAAACTTCATTAGCTACATCAACTCTCTTAGGAATGGGCAGTTTCCCGTCTTTAGCCGGTGCACCATGTTTTATAGTGCAGAGGAGGACGGGTTTAATGCTCGACCCTTCTTCTTCTTCCTTCTCGATTTTCCTTTGGTAGGAAGATCTTGCGAGATAGGGGAGGAAAGATCGTTCGTAAGCGAGTTTGAGTTTGGGACATCCTGAATCTTCAATGGCTCGAGCGATGTCCCTACGATATTTCTCGAGCTGGAGTGAAAATCCAGTTTATAGTCCGCATTCTCTCTGTTGATTTTACGATTTCTTATCTTATTTACATCACTCCTCAAAGTGGGATCTGATATATAATCTCCAGTCAGGATAGATCTGAAATCGTCGATGTCAAGATCCTCACCCCAACCTAGGAGTTCTAATTGTCGTATTTCGTCAACAAATTCTTCTTTGGTATAATTTATAGCGAAATCATTGACTTCACCATAATTATCATATAGTGAACGTGCTAGGCCTCTAATGTTTCCTAATTTCTTCATTTTGTCGAAATAGTACTGATCATCAGATTCCCAGAATGATTCTGTTACAATATCCTCTGAAGGCACCACAGTGTCCGCTTTCTTGTTATCTTTGAGAGATAACAAATAGAAAGGTAAACTGACGAGTGACCAAAGAAGGAATGCGTTGCAGTCGCTTGGTGGAAGTGCCCCCACATGAATACCGATAATAGTCTCACCATCTAAAACGAGTGATCCAGACATACCGGGATTAGTAGAACAAAAGTGTTCTACCAAGCCGGAGCCAATTTCCTCACCTAAGAGACCAGAGCTTTCAACATAACATTGTGTGTTGACATCAAAGCCACGCACAGTAGCTCGTTGGTTCTTCCTAGCGTTTGAGAATCTGCGGCTTTTCTTAATACCTAGATTTGCAAACTCAGTTTCAGACATTGATACACAAACGAGGTCATAGGGTCCGAAACTAAGTTTCTTCCTACCTCTGATATCAACATTCTTGTACGGACCTGGAGCTGAAATGTAAGCCGCGTCACTGCTACAATGTTCATTGAAACAAATGTAACCATCTTTTCTAAAGCAGTTGCCTACAATCTGCATCTTATAGTCCCTGACTAAGCCTTGACAAGGCAAGGGAGCCGAAGACATGGTTTTAGACGCAGGAACAGCCATCTCAGGTTGTACTTTTGTGTGTGGCGTACCAGCAGATGCTGGGCGATGGTAAAGACACTCTTTTCCCATTTTATCAATGAGAACGTCGTATGATACACCATTGCTTACCACAACACGTCCACCAAAAGTTAAAACGTCATACTCTCCAATTATCGGAGGATTCAATACTTTCTCATATTTCATGCCAAAGGCACTACCAATGATTTCGTACTTAGATCCGGATGACCAGAGATGAAATTTCGTTTTCGAGTAATAGTATACTTGTTTGAAGTTAAAATTCAAGTAACCAAGGATACTCAATGGGATATAAAGTAATACGTGTAAAACTTTGTAAACCAAGGACAAGAAATACGAAGATAACTTGTACAACGCCCCAATCGCAGACCGTATAGACCTCAAGGCGAGAATGATCACGTCTATTGTGATACTTACTGATACTAGGACCAAGGATCCAAGTAAGAAATAAGTCAACAGTTCGATATGACGATCCGTAAAACCTAAAGACCGAATATGGTCAACAATTGGGTTAACATTAAAAATACTATTGAGACGCATGAG